TAGCATAGTCTATTTGTAACCATTTTGTAACCGGTTTCCCCTTGACATTTCATTCAAGTGAAGTAGATAAAGAGTTTGAACTAACCGCACTCCACGGGATGCCTGGGCTTTGCACGTCGATGTTGGATACATCGGATGTAAACAATTTGTAACCTGTTGTTCATATCCTGTTTACAATTTTATAGTATACTATAGACAGTGAAGGGAAGCACATAGGGTGCAACCCATTAGAGAGAAAGGGGCGATATTATGAAACTCGAAAACCTGATTGACGCGTTAGATTCAATGATGAACCTCAGTAGCAAGGCAGAAATGTGTATTTGTGATGAAGTGGGTAACGAGTTATGGAAGGGGTGTATAGCGAAGTTTGATAAAAAATCTTGGCTTGTTCGTGAAATTGTTATGTGGTATTTGGCTGATGCGATGAATTCAGTTATAATTTTGGTTGATTGGTGAGGGGGCATAAACAATGATTCTCTACATTCGCAAAACAAGCAATTTTGAGCAGGTCGAGAACTTTTTGCTCAATCATCCCGATAAGGAATACAAAACAAGCCGGTTCGTTTATTACTTCAAAATCATTGGAGACTGTGCGGGAATCTTCCGACGTGCAACAGAAACCTGCACCCGGAGAGGCCGCAAGGCCGGAGATGATGAAATCATAGCATACTATCACGATGGGGAGTTTTAACAATGACAGCATATCACTTTGCTTGCGTTGCGCCTTTCGCGTCGCTGTTCTTTATCATCGGTATTGCAATCTTTATTTGTGAGTGGAAAGGATGGTTTTAATATGAGAATCGTGCATCTGTTAGAATACGAATGGATTGACCCCAAGGCCGCGCACCCGCGCAACGTTATGTCCGTAGCGGGCCCCAATGGGGCCCAGATGGCATACAAGATGCTGGGCAAGTCAATGCAACGCATGAACAATGAATCTGTGAGGCAGTTGTATAAATACCTACGCACCAACGGGAACAACCCATACATGACCGAAAAGAACGGTTCAATCAGAATCCAGTATTTCCGGTGGCCGCGTGGGTATCATTATGATAAGGTCAACCGGCAGTTTGTGAGGGACGACGCATGAAAAAGATAAAGAATCAACTAGGGCTTGTAAAGCCCGATAAACTGCCAGCGGGTGCAACGGCCAAGAGCGAACAAAAACCGGCAACCCGCAAGGCCAGCAATAAGAAGCAGGCCAAGAAGCGCAAGCAGGGCGGCAAGGCCAGCAATAAGAAGCAGGCCAAGAAGCGCAAGCAGGGCGGCAAGGGCAGACCGTATCAGCCGAAACCGTGGGAAGCATACGCGCCCAAGGGCCCGAATGCCACAAGCTACACCCGGGAAGAGCTGGAACAAATTGTGCGGCGTGCATCTGGTGCGGCAAACCGACGCTTGAAACGTCTGGAAGAGGCCGGAGAAACCAAGGGCATTTATAAGAGGGCCTTGGGGATGCTGGAAACACAGGGGCGCACCAAGTTTAGTGGAGCTGTAAAGAGCATGACGCGCAATGAACTTGTTGCTGAATACCTGCGTTTGCGGGATTTCCTCAGTTCCAAAACGTCCACGATGCAAGGTATCAAGGAATGGAAGCGGAACGTTTATGAATCCCTTAAAGACAGAGGTTTCACCGGTTCACAAGAAGATCTTTCTGAGCTGTTTGACAAGTACATGACAAAAGAGCTTGAGGCGGCGTTGGGTTCTGATGTGGTTTATACGCTCTTACAGTCAGACAACGGCAGGCCCTTCTTGCAACGGGCAAAGGACGCAATAGACCGTGCAAAGCAGACGGGGGAGAGCCAAACAACAGCCCTTTCCCGTGAATTCAATATCACAACAGAAGAGCAGGCGGCACAGATATTAGCAAAGTATTTTGGGGGTTAAATCATGCGGGAATGCAGGGGTGAACAGATAGCTGAGAGCAAAGTGGAATTTCTCGCGATGCTGGGCACTCCCAGAACCGTACAGGAACGGTGCAAGAAGAATGCCAGACCAAAACCAAAGTACCTTGATGTAACGTGTACATTTGATATTGAGACCACCAACACAGATACAGATGGTTTTGCCTATTCGTTTCAAACGTGCATTGGTGGTGCGGTCGTCGTGCCGCGATACTTTGAAGAATGGGCCGAAATTATAGAAGCGTTGGTTGACAAGTGGAGCATTACCGAACAAAAGCGCCTTGTGATTTTCGTTCACAATCTTGGGTATGAGTATACATACCTCATTCAAATGTTATGTGACCGGTGGGGTGATTGCAAGGCCCTTTATACCAAGAGCCGGAAACCCCTGTATTTGATGTTTGACAACGGAATTGAATTTAGGGACAGCTTGAAATTGTTTCAAAAAAGCTTGGCCAGAGCAACAGAAGGTTGTAAACATGAAAAGCTCAAGGGTGACCTTGACTATTCTGTTTATAGAACAGCAGATACGCCCCTTGATGATACAGAATTTGCATACTGTGTCAATGACGTTCTGGGCCTGTGGGAAGCAATCGAACGGTTGAAAGTGGAACGCAAGTACAACGCGGCAACGCTTCCCATAACAAACACCGCCCTTGTTATCAAAGAGGTCAACAAGCATTTGACAGGGGACAGCCGGACACTGCAAAAGATGCAGGCGCTTGAGCTCAACCGGGAACAAATGGAAATTGCATATAAAGCAATGGCAGGCGGTGACACACACGGCACGCGGTGGCGTGCTGGGCAGACCTACCGCAATTGTAATTCCTATGATTTCAAGAGCGCCCACCCATCTCAACAGCTTTTGTGGAAGTTTCCAGAGGGGCACCCCATGATGCTACCGCAAGGCCAGCCACAAACGGTGATGGATAACATTATTTCCAGTGGTATGGGATGGATTGCAGAGATAGCGATTAAGGGCCTGCAAATCCGGCCCGAATGCCCAGACCCCGTAATATCTGTTAGCAAGTGCGCGGGCCTCAAATGCGACGACGAAAACAAAGACAACGGCAGAGTTTTGCAAGCAGATGAAACCCTGCTGTATTGTGATTCCAACGACTGGCAGAGAATCAAAGAAGCATATACTTTTGAACGGGTGGTAATGCACCGGGGATTCTGTTTTCGGCTTGGATACCTTCCCGATTCTTTCCGAATGGCAATCTTTGATAAGTTCAAAATCAAAGAAACCATGAAAGATTCCCCAGATTATGCTTTCTCCAAAATCTGCGTCAACACCATTTTTGGAGCCTGCGCCCAAAAGACGATAAGAGACGAATACACGGCAGAAATCGGGGATAGTATCGACTTTGAGCGTATGAGCTGGGAAGTCAACCTAGAAAAGAAAACCCCGGCAGAGATACAGAAGAGCCAGAAAGGCAAGTTTCCGTTTCTCTGGGGCCTGTGGACAGCCAGCATGACGCGGCTCAAGCTCTGGCAACTGCTGAAAATCGTAGGTTGGGAAAAGGTGATATACTGGGATACCGACAGCTGTAAATTTGAAGGGGCCAAGGTTCCAGCGGTCGAACAGTATAATCAAGAGGTCGCGGCCCAGTGTGAGAAGCGCGGGGTGGTGGTCACGAAACCCAACGGGAAGAAAGTCTATATTGGGATAGCAGAGGACGAACACCCACAGGCCGATTATGGTTATACTGAGTTTCGCTTTCTCCATGCCAAGTGTTACGCGGCCCGAACGTGTGAAGGTGTACTAGAAAGTACGATTGCAGGAGTAGGCAAGAAAGAAGGACAGGCGGCGCTTAAAGATAATATTGAAAATCTGAATGATTTCCTTATTATTGATGATGCAGGGGGCCAGATGCTTTCTTACCACGACAGCCCGATAAAAGAGCGCCACGACTTCCAGCGCGTCACCCACTCGGCTAGTTGGATAGTAATGACCCCGCGCCGCTATGAGGTGGGCGGCATCAATAACTTTGATGAGGAACGATTAGGATAATGTTCCACATGGAACAATAAAAGCCGCCCACGGCCTAGAGGCCGTGGGCGGCTTTTATATTAAATGATTTCAGTAAGAGTAGAAGGAGTGAGGCCAGCCAGACAGACTACCACCGGCTGATACTCAGGACCGTCCGCGTCAATGTAGGTAGGAATGTCTATATTAAAAATTGGGTAAGTGAGGTATCCAATTCCGTCGTGGTCTACGGTAAGGGTTCCCGCATCAGGAGGTTCCAGACTGAGGATACCGGTTTCTCTGTTCGATGCAACGAACACCATAAAACGGTCTGCCGTAATAGTGTACCTACCTTCTTTGATAAAGGATGCCGAAACGGGGATATTCTCAACTGGAATAGACGTAGCCGCCGCACTCACGTTTTTCGAGAAATTGCCGGACAGGAAAATTTTGCGGCGATAAGGGGCCTTGTCTGCTTCTAGCTGTGCGATGCTCGCCGCGTGCTCGGCCAGCTCGTTCTCCTGAGAGGTCGCGCACTCTGCGACGGTCTGCCCGGGGTGCGCGGTTGCCCAGTCGCCCACAACGTCGTCCTGCCGTTTCTGGTCGGCGTTAAAAACGGTCTTGGTGACGTAATCGCCCAGAGTGGTTTTATCGGCCTTGTCGTTTTCCAAATCGGTGATACGGGTATCCTGTGCGGCCTGCCCTGCGGTGTAGGTCTCGGTTTTGACATAATCGGACAGATTTTCGGTCAGATGCTGGATGGCATCGGTGTTGCCGGAGATTGCGGTATCCTGCGCGGTGTTCTTGGCCTTGATATCCGCGATAGCCTGCTTGTTGGTGGCGTTGTCACCCTCAAGCGCGGTAATCCGCTTCTCATGGTCTGCCAGCTCGGTGGCGTGGGTCGCCAGCTCTGCAGCGTTCTTGGCAATCAGCTTGCCGTTTGCCAGCTCTGCGGCCTTGGCGCGGTCGATTTCAGCGGTTAGCGCGGTATTGGTGTTGTCGGTCTTGGTGTCCAGCTGGGTGAAGTGGGCTTTTGCCTGTTCACAGCACTCTTCCAGTTTGTCCAGCCTGCCGTCCTGCTGAACGTCCTTTTCCTGAATGTGGGCGATTGCATCCCGGTTTGCCTCGATTTTTGCCTCATCCTCGGTAAGGTCAGACCGGAGACCATCGGTAACACTGGTAAGGCGTTCGATAGCCTGATGGTTTGCCGTGATTTCCTCATGCTGGGCGGTAAGACGGCCCTCATGGTCTGTCAGCTTTGCGGCATGGTCGGCCAGCTCGTGCGCGTTCTTGGCGATGTTCGCGGCATTGTCCTGAATATTCTTGGTATTCTTGGCAATGTCGGCGGTGTTCTGGGCGATGCTGGCATCGTGGCTCTTGAGCTTGGTATCGATGCCGTTCAGCCGGGAATCCTGCTCAGTGTCCTTGGCCTGAAGGGCGGCAATGTCGTTGTCATTGCTGGTGATTTGCCTCTGCAAATCCTCGTCCTTGGCGTGCAGGTCGGCAATCTCGGTGGTGTGCTGGGCGGTGGTGGCCTGCAAACCGTCGATTTCGGTTTCGGCGGTCGCCACACGCTCGGCCAGAGCGTCAACGCGGGCTTTGTCCTCGGCCACCGTGTTTTTCATCTCGGCGTTGTCCTTGGTGAACTGGTCGATTTTCTCCCGGAATTCCGCGTTGTCAGACGCAAAGCCGGAGACCTGAGACGACAGGTCTTTCACCGCGTTTTTGTACTGCTCCACCTGCGCATTATATGCGCCGGTCTTGGCCCAGTACCGCTCATTGGTGATATCAATGCCGGGGCCCACGTTGCACTTGCTCGTGTAGCTTTCGCCGTCGTGGGTCACAATGGTAAGGGATTCATAGGAGCGGTGAATATCCCATTCGATGGGGTCGGCGAAAATGGGAACATACCGACTGCCGACGTACTGAGACGGGGGGCACGGCCCACAGGGAACAGGGGGCCGGGGCGGCATCGGGGGATGATGGGGGCCGCAAGGGCCCGGCCCACAGGGGCCGGGGTCAGCCGGAGCAAAGGGTGCGGGTTTGATGGGGAAACCACAATCTTTCTTGCAACTCATGTTGAAAACTCCTTTCTTAATAGGTGATGATAAGGTGGCCGTATTCCGGTTCCGTGATATCGGTGCCGGTGTTGAAGGTCAGCCACCCCCAGTTAGCGGGGACGTATGCACAGAAGTGCCCGTCCGGGGTCAGACCGAACCAGACAAACCGAACCATTTCACAAACCATGCTGGGAAGGTTCTTGTTGGCCCACTCCAAAAACTTGCCGTTTTCAAAGTCGCCAGTATTCAAACGGTCGTTGATGCACTTCTGAGCGGCCGCAAGGTCAGCCATAGCAGAATTAAGCGCGGTGATATTACCGCCCTGAGATTCCTGCCCTTTGGCAATGCCCTGCACCAGAGCTGTCAAGCTCTGAATCTGGGAGACCATCCAACGAAGGTCATACATTCCCGGGTCACCGGGAACATAGGGGGGAGACGGGCAAAACGGATAGTCCATAAAAATCACCCTTTCATTTCTTTCATCAACTCGTCGGCCCGGATTGCTTCCGGGGTGAAACTGTTATTCTTCCACCATGCCCAAACTGCGGCCACAGTCGTGAGACCGGTGGTCACCCAAGGCTCAAGGGTGGCACTGTCAATGGGCAGGGGGCTTTTGCCTGCCGCGCTGAGAATCTGGTTTGTGAGAGCCAGAGCCAGAACAGCAGTACGCGCGATAGTAGACGCTTTGATTTTCATAGTCAATCCACCTTTCTTTCCAAATCTTCAATACGATGATTTGCCACTTTGACTTGCTCTTCCAGCACGGGCACGCGGCGGGCGAAATGGTTGTGCTCGCGTACCTCGCGGGTCAACTCGTCAAGGCGTGTATCGGTGACGGCCTGCGCCTTGCTGTTTGCGATAAGGACACCCGAAAGTGTCACAAGCCCACCGATAAGAGCCACGATGATTTCCGATACCATAGTAACACCCCCTTTAATAAAAGTCAAGACAGAAAGTGCGGTGGAAAGAATCCGCAATCACACGATACATATTGAAAAGCACCGTCTGCCGCTCTGCTTCAATCATCTCTTGGGTCGTGGTTACGCCGATATTGCCGCCTCGTTTCCACTCGTGAACGGCGGTTACGGTTTCGGATTCCTTGCCAGTGACAGCGGCAAGGCCGTGTTCCTCATGTTTGCCGGTCTTGGAATCCTGCGCGGTTCCACGGTCTCCGGCCTGCCGCTCGGTGTGCCCGTGTCCATCGGTGCGGCCCGTGTCACCGTGAGTGCCGTGGGCCCGGTCGATGCTGTCCCGCTGGCCGGTGGTCAGTCCCTCGGTGTCCTGCTTGGTCTCGGTGTCCGATGTGGTTTCTTGGTGGTCGGTCATCTTCTCTGTGGTTACATCGTCTTGGGTGCCGGTGGTGTTCTCGGTTTCCGTCCCCTCAGTTCTCCGGGTTTCATCCGAAGTGCCTTTTTCCTTATAGATAGTGGTGGAAGCGTCGAACGGTTGATAAGTCGCCTCATTCTCGGCAGAAACCTTGCCCTCAACGTCGGTCTGGCTGTCCTTGGTGGTCTTAATACCATCATCCATGATTTCCGTACTGGTGGTAAGCCGCGTTCCGGTAGTATCCCGGTCAAGGGTGCCCTTTGTGTCCCGGGTCTCGTCTGCGCTGGTCTGGGTATGCGCGAAACCATGCTCTTTTCCGGCTGTACTGCCCACGGTTTTCTCCTGCCCTGCGGTGTTGTCGGTGGTGAAACCGTCCGCTTTCGTGTCCTCATGGTACAGGTTGCCGGTGGTCTCCATCTGGTGGCGGTCGTCTGCGTGCTGGCTCTGCTCGTCGGCTCCACCGTGGGAGTGGGTGGCCGTGTTCTCTGCGGTATCCTTGGCCCGCTCGGTGGTGTCCTTGGTCAGCTCGTGAACGTCGGTGTTCCAAATGGGGTTATATTCCAGCTGGGTGGTTGCAAACAGCTTTTTCCAGATGGGAAGATTTTCCCGGCTCCACCAGTACAATTCTGATTTCATCCAAATGGGGTCGGGGTGATACAGCGGAGCCAGACCGTGAGCCCTGCGGATTGCCTGAATCACCCCGGCTTTCTCCATGCCCTCGGGAACAACCATATTTGCAAACAGATTCGGGTCAGCCATCAACAGCGCTTCCAGATTGCAAGAAGAAACAAGCTCATTCACCAGCATTGTTATTCACCTCTTCCCCTTTGTTGTTGGTCTCGTCGGCCTCGCCTGCGTCGAAATCGGGCTCAACCATCTTAAACGTGATATCGGTGCCGTACATCTCATTGACGATTGCAAGGGATTTTTCCAGCGTAATGCGCCAGACCTCGCGCCGATTGAAGGTTTCCGCGTCTGCCGCTTTGCTTTCCGTTACAACCATTCTTTCTTTTTTGTTGGGCTGAACAGAAACACCCAGTTCCCTGTAAAAGTCGCACAGGATGTTCCGGCGATACTCCATCAAATCGGGGAGAATAAAGTTTTTGGACAAATCGCGGTCAAACTGCATAATTGGGAGAGTGAAATCACCGTCCGCTTTGGCGGTTAACTGCTGTTTCAAATCGGCATTGACAATAACGGCGGGGGAGCCATTCGCCAGCTTGTCGAAAATACCTTTCATCGTCCTTGCGCCCTTGTCATCCTTGGCAATCGCGGCGTATGCGAAACGAGCATTGATTGCACTCTGCCGAATAGCAATTTCTGCCAGTTGCATTTCCCTTGCGTACTTGGTCACCAAGTCCCACGTTCCTTGATAGTCGGGGGTGAGCTTTATCACGGCGCACTCTTTGCCGATTTCCAGCGGACGCGGGAAATTAAAGAACGTCGTCGAAATCTGCATCCCGCGCGGCTGGTATTGCAGGCCGTAACCGGTCGGGAATGCGGGCTGTACCACCAGCCCGTATGTTTTGGAATTGAACACGGTCGCAAAACCGGTGCGGAACAGCTGGTAAAGAAAGGCATCGTAGTCCCACCCGATTTGCCCGGGGCCGTTCTCGGGGAGCCCGTTAAACTCAATGAGACCGCGCAACCGCTGGAAGAAAGAGCGTTCCCAATAGTTCATTGCATCTGTGGAAAACGTTGCATCGAAATTCCCGCACAACGTGCCGCCGTCGTAGTATCCGCTATAACATTGGTACATTCAAATCACCTCATTCGATAAATACGCCGCTGTCCATTGCGGCGTTAATGTAAGAAATTTCGTCCGGTTTGGCGTTCAGCGGAGCACAGGAGAAACCACGGGTCTTGCAATATCCCTGCACAGGCTTTGCAACTTTCATCACCGGATATCCGTAAACCTTTTGGAATCCGGCATCGTCCACCGGGGGGTAATACAGCAGGGTCAACTTTGCTTCCAAAGGTAGCTGAACTTGCGACGCACCACCCATGGTTCCGGCAGAACAGTTAATGGGAGATACTGTTTGCTGTACACCCTGCGCAACTTGGGCCATACCTTGCGCGGCCTGCGCCGTACCGCCAGCAAATCCGGCCACGGTGGACAGCAGACCACCGCCAAAATTCATTGCGCCAGTGACGGTATTGATTGCACCGGTCAGCGCACGCACCGGGTCAATGTTGCTGGTGCCGATTCCATAGGGGCTTGCAATGCTGGTGCTTCCAGCGTATACCGTGTACTCCCCTGCACGCACCAGCGTTGTTACACTGCCGTCCACAAAACACACAGACCAGTCAATTTCTATGCTTGCGGCTGTATTACACTGGTCAACGGGAATCGCCAGAGTGCCCACGAAAGGAACGTATAACTGCAATTGGCAATTCATACGCTTCCAGTCGTCTACGGGCCACGGGATATTGATACTCGTGTGAATGTTCCGGGAGCTGGAAGGGGTGACGATTTGTGCAAAAACGGTGGTGTTGAACTGCCCCAAGGTGATTTCTGTCTGCCGCCCTGCGCCGTACCGGTTCAAGGCTATGGGAATCCAAATACAGGAGCGGACGCATTCCAAGGCGTTACCACCAAACAGAAGTTTATTCATAAACTCCGGCAATGCCAACTCCCAACGTACCATTGGTTTGGTGAGGGTTTCCCACGTCAAGGAAACAGCGGTGAGCAAACTGCCCAACGTGGCGGCACTCATTGCATATGAATGCAGGCCAGACTTACCAACACAGGACAGAACAAAGGTGCCACCGCTTGCATCAATATTTCCGTCCGTGATATCTGCGGACACGGTGGAAATTTTGGGGGCCATTCCTACCGCCTGCCGGGTATCCTGTAAACGGAACGTCGCGCCGCTGGAATCCTGATTGAAACCGTATTCAATAAATGCGTCAGTTTTCAAGATTTCATCCCGGTATGTTGCCAGCGGGTCAAGCTCCAACGTGAACTGCCAGATGTTCGCGGTTCCGCGCCCACGGATACCAATTGATATATCGCGTATCCAATAGAAACTCGCCGTTTCTTCACACTGGCAATAATTCCATTGGGGGGAAATGTTGATGCTGTTCAGCGTGACGTAAATCACAGGGCGCTCCATGCTGGTGGTCTGCTTGAAATCGCACCGCTCTTCGTCGGGGAGCTTGGTATAATCAAATGCTTTGGTTGAATTCACGCGCTTCTCAATATTTCCAAAGTGGAAGTGATACCCGTGTTCTACACTGGGCGCGGGAACTGCGCCGTTAAATTCGCCTCGTGCCATTGTTTCACCTACTTTCTAACAATAAAGGCCCGGCCTTTTACGGTCGGGCCTTCGCGGCTGTTACGGTTTCACATCTTCCATATAGAAGAGAATCGCGTTCTCGGTGGGGTCGCTGATATAGTTCATCTTCCAATGATGCTCGGTGTTGTAATACTCGCCCTTCGTGTTGAAAGGCGTGGTATAAACACTGTCCATCATGTAGACGGTCGCCAGCGCCCTACGGTCATACAGCACGCCCACCACCATGGACAGGTCAACGGGGTCACCCTTCTCCTGCTTGGCGGTGTTTACGTTGAACTGCGCGGGGATAACAGAAACGCGGCTCTTGTCGTTGATGCTCTGCCAGAAGTTCACGCCCTCGTAGTTGCCAAAGGACAGATAGCCAGGGCCAAAGATGGCGGGGAACACCCACGACTTTGCATCATTGATAAGCGGCTGGTACAGAAGCAGTTTCTGTTCACTCTTGGGGGTGTGCCTGAGCAGGGTCAGCGGGTCGCCGTTGTCGTCGGTGCAGGCGGGAACCAGATGATAAAGGTCGGTGCTTTCCTCAAGCAGGGCCGACTGGGTTTCCAGCAGAGAGACAAAGAAGGAAAGAAACTCCTGCAAATGGGTGGTCAGCAGGTCAGCGGTGGTATAGGCCGTACCGCGTGCCGTGTTGAATTCTTTGGTGAGGTTGACTTTCTGGCCCGGCTTGCCGGTGTTGTACAGACTGCCGATGAAGTTCATCACAACGGCGCGATTCTCGGCGGTTTTCCAACGCGCCACATCGTTTGCCACTTCCGTGGTAATACCGGCAAGGAATGCCGACAGCTCGCTTTCGCTGGTGAACGCGGTGGTGAGCTGGGAACGGAACGTGGTATAGGTCTGGTCAAGCGTCGCCTGCCCAGTGTACCACATTTCCAGCGGGTAACGCTTGGAAATTTTGTACATATCCACGCTCTGCCCGTCGCGCAAGGTGTTGGGGTTCTGCACCGTGTTGATGAATTTGGTTTCATCAAACTTGCCGCTGAAAAACGCGATTTTGCGGATGAACAGGCCCCACTCCTGCGACGTGGCCTCAATGCTGGTGAAGCGGCCACTGTATGCACGGGTGGTGATGATGGTACGCGAAACCATGTTATAGAGGGCCTGCAACGTGCCCTCTTTGCTGGTGTTCAAACACATCTGACCCACGTTGATGAAACTGGACGTATCAACAGCAGAAATTGCCGTCTGCCCGGTCACCTGCTGAACCAGATTGTTGGCAATGGTATAAATGTCCTGCGGACGGAAAACCGTTGCGCCTGCCTTTACGGGAAAATTCGGGTTAGCCATTCTTCACAACTCCTTCCATATTAAAAAGCTGGGGGCGTTCGGGTGCAGGGGCAGGCTTGACCGCCCCAAGAATGATATCCTCAACACTGGTAACCGTGGGAAGAGCACCAACAGTGCCAGCGGTCGGAACATTGAGCGCGTCAACCTTTTTATTAAGGTCGGCAAGGCTTGCCACCAGCTGGCCAAGGTCGGGAGTGGCCGGGGCCTGCTGGGCAGGTGCCGGAGCCGGGACAGTTGCCGGAACGGTCGGAACCGTGGGAGCCGTCGCACCCGGAACCTGCACAGGGCTGGGGGGAGTGGTCTGGGGATTGCCCAGATTCATAAATGCCGCAATATCGTTCTTGGTAAAACCTGCGTTTGCAAGGGCGATAACGTCGTTAATGCTGAGTGCCATAATCAATAAGCTCCTTTCCAGCGTGCGCAACTGGTACGCACGTCAACGTGTGTGAATGTCTTATAGATACCGATACCGCCAGAGCTACCAAGATAGCATTCAGCGATATCCGCAATCTGCTTGGGGGTCACACCTTCGACCCAAATATCTGCGGCCTTGCCGTTGCAATGCTGGGAACGGGGTGAAGCGTTCTTGAGCGTTGCGTTATACTCCGGGGAGCGGTAACCGCTGTTAATATGCACAGGCTTGCCCGTGTGGTTTCGGATGTTCTCCAACAGGGTGAGCAACTTTTCGTCAACCTTCACAAGGTCGCTGGGGTCGTGCTTGGAATGGAATTCCCGCACCCGAAAGTGCGGGGAGAGCCGCTTTTCTGCGGCGTATTTGTATGAATAAGTAAGCATTGCCTACTCCTTTCTATAAAAGCAGGGGTGCGCAACATAGAAATGCTACCCCACGGGCTTCCGGCCCGTCTATGTTATGGGGGCCCCTGCACCTTTACTATACTATCTTTAATCGTCGATGTCAAGAAATTCTTTGATTTTGAGCAAAACAGGCACGTCACTGCACCAAATCTGATTGAGGTTTAACATAGCCTCAAAGAACGGGTGATGCAACCTGAACGCGGTTTTTCCGGCTTTTGTGTCCGGGTAAACTTCCCGGCTTTCGTGCCGGGATGTGCATAGATATATGTGGTTTCCGTCGTACACATACGCATATAGACCGGCCACGGCATACAGGGGTTTCATGCCTTTAATATTCATCGGTCGTACTGCTTCCAGATTGTTATATGCAAACTGATTTTCCATTGCCATCTTATAAAACTTGCTGTCCTTATTTTTCATCATGTGGCGCATGAATGCAGTTTGCGCACGCTTGGCACTTACAGCGCTTGATTTCGGCATGCCGATAAACACGCCGCTTTCTGTTACCGTCCACTCTTTGCCGGTTCTGCACAACTTGGCGATTTCATCCACCACACCCAATTCAACCAGAATCGGGGATGCAATGTCAAAAGCGTTCGCCAACAGCCAAAGCCGGAGCGGGGGTTTTCCTTCCAATTCCCGGTTTCCGTTGATGGTAACATAGGCATTCAAAAGCGCATCACCCTCTGCCTTGCGCTTGATAACAATTCTTTCCGGGATAAATTCATCAAAAACCACGTCCTCAAACTGGGAGCCATTGAAACCACGAATATTCGCAATGCTGGGGAGCGTCATTCCGATTCCGTATTTCTCAAGGCATTGCTTGGGCTTGCCGTCCTCATACTCAAACCGGCCTATGGTATAGGTGACCTTGCCGCCCTTCACAATATCCGCGTCAAACCCTTCTTTCTTGAGCGGGAGAAAAGGGTTTAAGTCGGGGTCACTGGTGATAGCATCAAACTCGGTCGTTGTGCGGCGTAGGTACAAAAACCGCTTGCCCTCGTTCAGCTCATATTTTAACGTGCCGTAGGTTTTGCCCACCTGTCTCTTACCAATTAAGATATTGCACCAACAACCTAAAGAAGCGATGGATGGGATATTGACCCATCCACCGCTTTCATATAGGTCAAGCGCAATATTTTTCATGTTGCGCTTGCTCATGTTTTACACCTCGTAACGGGTCTTATAATCCGTTTTCTCGCCCTGCGCCGTTGCGTGCTCTGCAACCGCGTCAATGATACGCTGGGTGTCCTTCTCGGAGAAGTATACGCGGTACAGGTCGTAATACTGGCCGTCCCGCCCTTTGCTCTGCGGCATTGCGATAAACTCGCCGTTTTTGCCGTCAACGACTTTCAAATTGAGGAACGTCGCACCAGGAACATTCAGCGTAAACACGCAAACCCGGTCAGAAATGAGGTGACACGCCTGCACGGTTGCGCCCTCAATGGACAGGTAAGACTTGACGATTTCGGGAGCGGCATTCTGATTGTTCTTGTTAAACATAATATTCTATCCTTTCATTATAAAGTAGTGTCTTGCTCAGAAAATCCAACGAAGCATAAACTGTTTTGCCACGCTGTCGCCGTTGGTCGGAAAAAGCGCCGTGGGGCTCTGGTTCGTGTAGATGCTGGCAATGTGGTGTTTCTGCGCTTCCAGCTCTGCCGCCTGCTGTTCCATGGTCTTGCCACCGTGACAGCAGGGAGACCACTGGGGCGCATACGGGAAACCACGGCGTGCCGCCTCTTCAAAGGCGGTGAAGGGCAGGGGGTCGAGCTTGCCCACGCCGTCCACGATGTTCAGAAGATTCCCGTCCTTATCATAGACAAGCCCATAAATATTCTGGGCCGCGTCCTCATAAAGAAGGACGTGCGAAACGTTGGTAGGCGTGGCGCAAGGGCCGGTGCAGGTGCAAGGGTCAGTCATTGTCCTTCACCTCTTTTTCCTTATAAAAATCCGAAAAATCGTTCACTTCCGGGTAATACATGAAATCGTGCGGAATCATAGCACCGAATTCGCTCTTGAGCGTTTCGGGGTTGATATCCTCAAGCTTCATCTCAACGCCCTTGGAGCCGCTGGAAGAGGTAAGAGGTTTCATGCCGTGTGCCTTGACGACTTCCAGACAGTCGCGCTTGCTGTTCCAGTCCAGAAACAGCAGGGTCAAAACCTGTTTGTCCTTGACTGCTTCCACGGTCACATACTTTGCGATAACTTTCATGTGTTTCGTCCTTTCGTCTCGTGGTTGATGTTCGATGCAAGTTTGTCCTTGCAACATTATAGTATCACAGGGCATATCTGAAATTGTGAACAGGGTGTTAATAATTAGTTACATCCGATGTATCCAACATCGACGTGCAAAGCCCAGGCATCCCGTGGAGTGCGGTTAGTTCAAACTCTTTATCTACTTCACTTGAATGAAATGTCAAGGGGAAACCGGTTACAAAATGGTTACAAATAGACTATGCTA